CGCAAGTGGAAGTTCCCCTTCATTCTAGGTGGGTGTTACAAACATTTGGTTCTGTTAGAATCACTTAGTCGAAGGTCTCGGTGGACGCTATGTTTTCCCCCGTCTAAGGATTCGTGGATCTATGAAATATGTCGGTTTCAATTCCACTCGTTCTTTGACGGGGCGCACAGACGAAACCTATGACATCCGACTCGGCGATACTTTTAGACCCGGATACTAGTGGCAGCTCACAAATGGAGGAAATTTTACGCTTACCTAGTGGTGGTGGAGGCAACGACACGAGCCTTTGGGAGGAAGGCGGTTAGGGATCCATCGTAAGATAAAATCCTTTGGGGAGCGTGACCCCGGTTCTGAGCTCCGTCGGAAGACAAAACTCAGTGGACAGGTTTTCCATGACAAACCTTTGGGGAGGATGACCCTTGTGAATAAAACACATCTCGGAAGAGTAATAAAATTGAGGTATCCAGGCATTGACCTTAAAGTGCCCAGTTGCTAACTGATCGCAAGAGAAAATTAGCATTTGAAAACCATGATTATGATTTTCTTCTTTTTATGGCTCCTTTGGGAGATGCGATTCTTTTACTACTTGGTAGAAATACCTTGGAGGATTATGAACGCCTTACTCTTCCTCGTAGATGCGCCATGGACTAATGTCCGCAACTACCCAGACAACTGTGTGAGCGACACTGTCTGGCGTCGGGTACAGACGGAAATTGCGGCCGGGAAATTGCCTTTCGCACCCCGGACCGCGGCACCTTCGAGGGGTGTCAGACTCCGCAGACGCAGCAAGTACGTAGCTGCTCTTCGACACGTCTTTGGGTTAAGCAACGAAGTAAGTGTCAGTCAGGTTCTTTCGGGCAGGTGGTTACCAGACCTCACCGATAGTTCCAAGACTTTCGCCCACCACGTTGCACTCAACATGATGGTTGAAGGCGGAGTAAGGGTCTTAGCTGGAGGCCTAGCTCAAAATAATGACCCTACGAACCCGCAAAGTTTCGTATGGTTGTCCGTAGAAGTGCATGGTGTGACACTTCATATAAGTCCTGACTTGTATCACAAGGTAGCACAGTACGCGTGCTTCCGACCGCGAACACAAGAGACACTGTTGGGCATTAAGTCGCGAGCTTTGGAGGAGGCCAAGAATCTTAAGATGAGGAATGAGGATGTAGCTCTTTTGATTCCAGGCACTGTCTCCCTCGCTATGTTACACCAGGTGGAAGAGGTGAAAGCCACTTCTATGATGGACATCCAAACGAGTCCTGAGGGGGAGGGTGAGTCTGCCGGCTGGGTGAGATCTCTGCTGTTTTTCTGAGTCACCGTATTGAAGGTGTGGACTCCAACTGGTGCGCAGCGAGGGCTATCTGTTATGGGTATACAACTTCGCCTGTGGGTGCTGGGTTCACCGTGGTCTTCAAGGGTGACAAAGGTCATGACGGCAAGGGATCTAGGACGATGTGGTGGGCGACGGAGAAGAGGATCGAGGACACTTGGCGGCCGGGTGTACACGAGGATTGTCAATGCAATGAGTACTCAGCGCTAGTCTTAAGGACCATGGGTGCTTTTCCACCGCCGACGAACGAGGACCTAATGAGGCCTTCCTATGACTGGTTGAGGCGAACAGCAGCCAAATTAAATTGCCGTAAACTGTCAAGGGCCGAGGTCGTGGAGTCTTACTCAGGATTGCTGAGAAGGAGGTATATGGAAGCTATGTCCAGTTTGGAGGAAGAACCGTTAAACATAGATTCCGATGGTAAGCTCAAACCTTTCTTGAAAGCTGAAAAATTTAACCCGCAGCTCAAGCAAGCTAAACCACGGATGATAATGGCAAGGTCACCTCGCTTTAACTTGGAGTTATCCAGATACTTAAAACCCTTCGAGCATGAGCTTTGGGGAAGGCTCAAGACGCCAAAACATTGGGGAGTCGGGAAGTCGAGGGTGGTAGCTAAGGGCTTGAATCAGTACCAGAGGGCTAACTTGATTGTTCGCAAATTTAGGGGAGTCGCTGATTGCGTGTGTGTTGAGGTTGACGGAGCCCAGTTCGAGGCTCATATTACAGACACTGTCTTGAAGATGGAGCACAGTGTATACATGGCCAAGTTTCGTGATCCCGTCTTGCAAAAGATGTTAAATATTCAGCTAAAACTGAAGGGAACAACTAGACATGGCATTAAATTCGAGAGGCCTGGCTCAAGGGCCTCTGGTGATGTGAACACCGGCTTGGGGAATTCCATAATAATGACAACAGCTATGGATGCCACCATGCGGTACTTGCGTAGACTCGCTGGCAACAACTTTCAATATGATATGCTAGTCGATGGAGATAACGCGATCTTGTTCATACCCAGAGATTACCTTGGCTTAGTTGAGGCTCGGTTTAAAGATGTGTGCACGGCGATATCGGGTCAAGAGGCTGTGATTGAGAAGCCTGCCTACTGTGTGGAACATGTCACCTTTGGTCAGTCAAGACCAGTTCATATGGGCGGGGATCATTATATGATGGTGAGGGATCCCTGGAAGGTTCTTTCTAACTCCTTTTGTGGTTATAAACAGTGGAATTTCCATAACTACGCTTTGAGGGTTAGCAAGTCAATCGCCCAATGTGAGCTGTCACTTGCTCAAGGTGTGCCAGTCCTACAGGACTATTTTAGCAGGGCACTGGAAGACCTGAAACACGTAAAGCAATCGTCAGACGACACAATCCGTGATTATGAGTATATGGGGGCCCGAAGGACCCATGATACCATCGAAATCCGGCCCGAGACGCGCGTTTCATTCGAGAGAGCTTTCGGTATCGAGGTAGAGCGCCAGACATCACTCGAGGGACAACCGATTATCTGGCAGCGAGGCTGGGCTAATGGAGATAACATCAAAAGGATCCTTCGTAGTAACTGCTGGGACGCCGATGAAGTCCCCGAGAAACTTCTCTGGACGAGCCACGTTCGATGCGAGTAGGTAAAACTACTACGCAGTGTTAAGGGCGCCTATTCCCGGCAAATTAAATGTCAACATGGTCACTGTGGATGCTAGCCTTAAGAAACTAGCGATGAAGCACTTTCCATTAGTTGTACTGCCCTGTGTGTAACCGCACCGATGCGGGATGTTGTAACTCGAGGTAGGTTGCCTAAATACTCTGTTTAGCGAATGCAGGGACATTAGACAACCATGGGATAGATAAGGATCCCTGCCTGTGCGAGCTACAGTGAGCGGCCCTACTAATCGCGTACCCATTCTTATCAAGCGATAAGGTGGGCGAATTGCGAGTGGCCGTGGTGTAACCGGTGGCATTTCTTCTCAAAAGATAAGATGGAGTGCACAACGCAAGACAGGCCGAAGGCGGGCATAGTGCGATTGCTGTGTAGGCCGGAGTCGAAGCTGGGGGAACCAACCTTTGTTCCTGCCGTGGAGGAGGCCGCGGTTCGGAGGGGAATCTAGCCCTGTCTCAGGTAACTAGTTGGAAGACAAGACTGTAGCTGGCGTAGAGATTAGAATGCGGTCCGTAGAAAAATGCGGCCCTTGCATCCTCTAGTGGTGAAAGGTTCTGGGCACCGGTTTACCGGTGGCGATACCCGCCGGACCACACTATGCGCCCAAAAGAAGCCGAAAACCCATGACGCGCCCTTCGGGTGGCAGAGGGGTGGGGCACACATAAAGCCGTAGGGGCGTGTGTCGGCCAACTCTTTACAGTGGAATCACGTTAACCAACCAAGTGCAACTGTTGCAGGTGAATCAGTGCGTACCCAAACCTATTGGAACATTGCCTCTAAAAAGAAGTGCACGAAGTCGGATGATATGACGCGGTTGAAATAATAGTCACCGGTGAAAGGTGTAGTCGAGGGCTGTCCTCTTGGGAGACCGGCCCCGTTTGAGGGTGGAGCACACAACCCCGTTTTCTCTATCACGGGAGGGAGATTGAGATAGGCTGGCCTCTGCTTACCCGCTACATGCCAGTCGAAGGCCCCTGGGAAAGGAGCTGATTAGCGGATTGGGACCTGCAGCGGTCTGTAAACTTAGCTGTGGCTGCACGAGCTTGGCATTAGGCCCGAAAGTGACGGGTGGAGTACCACCTCCCCTCACCACGCAATCCAGACTAGCTGGGGGCCGCGTGGCAGAGGATCTAAGCACCAG